TTACTACCTGGTGCAGGTAATCCAGTTATTGAGTACATTTTAATGGAAAAAGCAGCAGGTTAATTTTATAAAATAATAAAGATATGGCAAACGCAACTTTAAACGCAACACTTAGTATTTCAAGTACTGATTTATTTGAAGTAGTTAATTTATCAAAAACTGTTACTAAAGCACTTACTATTGATGGTGATAACAGACAAGGTTTAACTACAATGGTTACTAGCACTTCTTACGCAGATATAAACATTGAAGCTTTAGCTGGTACAACTGGTGGAGGTAAAAAAGCATATGTATATGCAAAAAATTTAGATTCTACTATTGATTTAATCTTTGCAGATGACGGAGACGCTGTTTTTGCAATGCTAGGACCAGGAGAGTTTTTATTTTACCCAACAGCAGATAATACAAAGATTCAAGTGAAATCTGCTTCAGGAACTCCAACTATAGAATTCTTACTATTAGAATTAGATTAAAAATAATTTATGGCTTACGTAGATTTTCCTAGACAAAAACTGAGTCGAAGAAAAAAGACTCAGAAATGGGGAGAAGAATGTGTGGAATCTGCACTGGGCTTAATTGGATTATACGATCATACAAGACGTAGTTCTCGTTTCAAAAAGAAGCGAAACTACGATTTGTATAATGGTAAGTTTGATAAAAAAGACCTAGAATATGTTACAGATCCTTTAGGACTAGGTGGTGTTGCAGAATTACCTGCTACACTTCAGTACTATGACATTGTATCTCCTATCTTTAATCTTCTTTTTGGTGAAGAAGCTAAACGTAAGTTTAGTTATGTAGTACGCGCAACTAATGAAGACGCTATTACAGGAAAAGAAGTAGAGATGAAAAATGCTGTTGTTGAGATGTTTTCAGGAATGATCAATCAGCACAGGGAAGCTATGCAAGCACAAATGCCAGATGCAACCTCTCAACAAGAGCAAGCAAAGATGGCACAAGAGATTGAGGCTAGTATACCAGACAATCTTAAAAGACTACAACAATACTTTGCTTACGATTTTCAAGACATGAATGAGTCAACAGCTCATAAACTTCTTACTTTCTTAGAAAAAGATTTGAAGCTTGGAGATATGTTTAAAAAAGGGTGGGAAGACGCTCTTATTGCAGGTGAAGAAATATATCATATAGAACAAGTAGCTCAAGAGCCTACAGCTAAACGAGTAAATCCTTTAGAGTTTTATTGCTTACTCCCACATAACTCTGATTATGTAGATGATGCTGATATTATTGTAGAAGATACTTGGATGTCTGTAAATACAGTTATAGATAATTATTACGAAGATCTTACCCCAAAACAAATAGATGAGCTAGAAAGAGAGCAAGGTAATAGAGGCTCTATGGAAAGCAATAGTTTATTAAATTACCCATCTCCTGAAAAGCTGTTTATTGAAAACAAAGATGGAGAAGATGCAGGTAATGTATTTAACTATTATGATCAAGACGGTAACATACGTGTTACTAAGGTTACTTGGAAGTCTATGCGTAAAATCGGTAGACTTTCTTATTTTGATGAGCAGGGTATGCCTCAAGAAACAGTAGTTACAGAATCTTATAAAATAGACGAATCTAAAGGTGAGTCTATGGAGTGGATGTGGATCAGTGAATATTGGGAAGGTACTAAACTAGGAGAAAATATATATTTAAATATTCGTCCTAAAAAACAACAGTTCCGTAGAATGGATAATCTTTCTGTATGTAAGTCAGGTTATGTAGGAACTATATATAATGCAAACAACTCTCAGTCTGTATCTCTTATGGACAGGTTAGTTCCTTGGGTATATTTATACATTACTCTTTGGTATAGATTAGAGCTTGCAATATCGTCTAATCAAGGTAAAATTGCACTTATTGATTTATCACTAGTTCCTGATGGATGGGAAGTAGAGAAGTGGATGTATTATGCACAATCAATGAAGTTTGGTTTTGTAGATTCATTTAACGAAGGTAAAAAAGGACAATCTACTGGAAAACTTGCTGGTAATATATCTACACAGAATAAAGTGTTAGATATGGAAACTGGTAACTTTATACAATCACATGTACAACTTTTAGATTTTGTAGAAAGTAAAGTACAATCTTTATCTGGTGTAACTAGACAACGATTAGGAGCTATATCATCTTCTGAGCTTGTAGGTACAACAGAAAGATCTGTAGAACAATCTTCTCACATTACAGAAAAGTGGTATGATATTCATAACACAACTAAAGTAAGAGTTTTACAATCTTTGTTAGATGTAGCTAAAGATGTATATGCTGGTAAAACTAAAAAGTTCCAGTATGTAGCAGATGATTTAGCTACAATGACATTTAAACTTATGGGTGATGAATTTGGATATTCTGAATACGGAATATTTGTTTCAAACTCTTCACAAGATTTACAAGCTTTAGAAGCATTAAAATCTCTTACACAAGCAGCTTTACAAAATGATAAAATGTCTATCTCAGATGTTATTAGCGTTTACAACTCAAGTTCAATCGCTGACATCAAAAATAAAATTAAAGCGTCAGAAGCAGAATCTCAACAAAGAGAACAACAGCTCCAACAGCAGCAAATGCAAATCCAACAGCAGCAGTTACAAATGCAGCAACAAGAAAAAGAAATGCAAATGCAGTTCGACGTCGAAAAAGAAAATAGAGAAGATGCAAGGAATACTCTCGATAACCGCACGAAGCTGGAAATAGCTAAAATGAATGCGGCTACTAAAATGGGAAATTCTTTTAACGATCAAGACACTAATGACAACGGTGTTAGAGATAGTATTGATTTAAGTAAGCTAGATATAGAAAGAGAAAAGCTAGCAGAAACTAAACGTAAAAATAAAGCAGACGAAAATATAAAAAGAGAACAGTTAAGAAAAAAGCCAAATTCTAAATAGCGTATAATTTTAAACATTATGTTTTAGCTATAGAATCAGTGTTTTAATTGTTTTATAGAGTATTTTAAGTTTGTATATAAGAATTAAGTTTTTATTTTTGTTGACTGATAACTAAATTTTAATTATGGCAATAGGTGATGATGCATTAGAAGGATTGGATTTAAGCGTGTTAGATAGTATCACGGTTAACCCAGAGGAGAATGATGCCAAAAGTGCTGTAGGAGGAATTGAAGAAGAACCTTCAATATTTGAACCACAGCTAAAAATTCAGGAGGTAGATGAAATCCCTGAAGCAAAAGAAGAAATAAAAGTAGAACCTCAAGCAGAGGAAAGCGATGTAAAAGATGAAGACGTCGAATCTAAAACAGAAGATCAAGAGGAGCCTGTTTCTGAAGCAACTGAAGAAGTCGAAGCGGGAGAAGAAGATCAAAATGCTTTTAGAGTGTTTGCAGAAATGCAAAGAGAGAAAGGTCTAATTGATTACAACGATGAAGAGTTTGAAGAAAATGATGAGTGGCTTTTAGATAAAGTATCTGAAACTGTAAACAGTAAGGTAGAAGAGTATAAAGATTCTATGCCTGAAGAAATTAAATATTTACTAGATAATTATGAAGCAGGTGTACCTCTTTCTAATCTATTAGATATGCAGAGTCAAGAACAAGCTTACGAATCTATTACAGTAGAAGCATTAGAAAAAAACTCTAACCTACAAAAAAACGTAGTTAAGGATTTATTACTTAAATCAGGATGGTCTGAAGAAAGAGTAAATAAAAAAATCCAACGATATGAAGATACTGGAGTTCTTTTTGAAGAAGCTGAAGAAGCATTGTCCTCTTTAGTAGAAGTTCAAAAACAACAAAAAGAACAATATGTAGAGCAACAAAAACAAGAGCAAGAGCAAAGAATTCAAGCTCATGAGCAATGGCTTACAGATCTAAAAGGTCATATCAGTAAAAAAGAAGAAATTATACCTGGGTTCAATTTGAATCCAAAAGATAAAGATGCTTTGTATAAAGGCATAACTAAATTAGACAAGCAGGGTAAAAACGAAATCATGAGATTACGTGAAAAAGATCCTGAGTTTGATTTAAAAATAGCATATTTAGCGACAGTCCTAAAGTGGGATTTTTCAGCGTTTGAACGCCAGTCAACTACGAAGTCAACTCGTAAATTAGCTGACGTTATAAAAAGTACGAAAAAAACTGGTTCCAGACCAAGTAGAGGTACTTCGAATAATGTTGATTTTGACACTATGCGAAAATCTCTGCGATAGGGAGCTATTTATTTAAACAACAAGTAATAATTAAATTAATTTAAAATGGCAAACACAATTAGTTCATTACAAATGTACTCTCCGAAAAGTTGGTCTGGTTTAACAACAGAAAACCATCTAGGGAGCGTATTCGCACAAGAACCAACTTTGGTATCAAATATCATTAGTAGGGTTTTTGGCCTAAACCAATACGCAGGTTTAGATTATTTTTTATCAATTGGCGGTGGCGAGCAAGAGCTTCCAGATGACAATGATTTCGAGTGGTACCTAAAAGGTGACGACGAAAAAGCAGTTACTATTACAAGTACTACAACAGGAACTCCTGGCCAGTACGGTGCTGAAATTCTTATTGAATTTGCAGAAAAGTATTTTGCAGTAACTGACAAACTAGTTTTAGATGATGGTGAAACTGCTGTACGTGTTATGCGTGAGCCGTACATGTCTGGTACTTCTTTTGTATACCCTTGTGTACTTATGTCTTCTGATGCAGACTCTTTTGTAGCTCCTACATTATTAGCTGCAGGTTCTAAAGCGAGTAAAGAATACTCTCCACAAGAAAGAACTTTGAATAAGACTTACGGTGAAACTAGCTACACGTCTCCATTCAAAATGCGTAATGCAATGTCTTTCTTATCTAAGACTTACACTATTCCTGGAAACATGCACCAACGTCCATTAGTTATTGAGATGCTAGATCCTAAGTCTAACAAGACTTCAAAGATTTGGACTCAGTACGCTGAATGGGAGTTTATGTGTCAGTGGATGAAAGAAAAAGAGCGTATGCTTTGGTTCTCTAAGTCTAACAAACAAGCTAATGGTACTTACAACATGTACGGAGACAATGGTACTCCAATCATCGAAGGTGCAGGTTTACGTGAGCAAATCTCTCCATCGTACAAGTTCCACTATACTGACTTTACAATTGATTATCTAGAAGATGTATTATTGAATCTTTCAATTAACATCCTTCCAGAAGACCAACGTCACTTCGTAGCGTTTACAGGTGAGCGTGGTATGGTTCAATTCCACAGAGCTCTTGAAAATCACGCAGCTCGTTTCCAACCACTAGATTCTAAAAGAATCGGAGGATCTGGACAAGACTTGAACTTCCAAGGTCAGTACAGAGAGTTTATGGGCCCTCAAGGAATTAGATTTACTTTGGTACACTTACCAATGTATGATAACGAAGTTCGTAACCGTGTGCCGCACCCAAAAGGTGGATACACTGAGTCTTACCGATACACTATCCTAAACATGGGTACTTCAGGTGGAGAAAAGAACATTCGTCGAGTATATCCTAAAGGACGTAAAGAATTGATGTGGCATGTTGCTGGTTCAACTTCTCCGTTAGGACCAAACACGAACTTTAGTAAAGGTTCTGCGTCCGCAGTAGATGGTTACCAATTGTTCGCTCAAGCTCAACAAGGTGTGCTTATTGCAAACCCAATGTCTTGTGCAGAATTGATTTACTCATCAACTGTCTGATAAATAGTAATTAAATTAATATAAACACAAAAGAAGATGGCAAAGAAGGCAAAAGCAACAGAGAATACTCTAGACGCTGCACCTGTACAAGTGAAGAAGGAAAGTGTTGTTATAAATAATACACCAGATAAGGTTACTTTAAAACCTATTAAGAAGAATGGATGGCTACCCGACGATCACGACGGGGCCATCCGCTATTCTAAATGCTTTGAGCGTTTAACTGTTCAAGCAACAAAAGGTACTGGAGTTCTTAAAACTGGTTTAACTGAGGAAGACGAAAGACGTCTAGAAAGAAAGATGAACATGTCTGCAGGTACGTTGTCTAGATACAACAAAGACTATTGGACTATGTTTAGAGTTGATGTTCCTAAAGAAGGAACTACTCTTGATCTTGGATTCCCAGAACAAGAATTGAAATACTTAGTTTTAAAAGCTCATCAAAAAGTTGCTAATTCAGAAATGGAAAGATTTGATTCTCCGTTTGCAGAATACGTGATGACTTCGCAAGAGCAAGAAGCTAAAGTAGAAAATAAGAAATCTAAGCTTAAACGTAAAGCTTACAAAGTATTTAGTAATATGTCTACTAATGAAATGAAAGATGTTCTTAAGGTTATTGGTAAAAGAGCAGGAGATGATGTTTCTGTAGATTTTATCGAATCTCAACTTGATAAAGTTGTAAGTAATGACCCTCAAGAGTTCTTAACTACAGTAGAAGACCCTACATTTGCTATGAGAGCATTTATTGATGATTGTATAGCATCAAGAGTTCTTGCAAAAAGTGGTACTAAATATGTTCTTCCAGGTGGAGATGTAGTAGGTTATACGCTTGAACAAACGATTG